ATGCAGTTCCAGATCAAGTTCCTCCGTCGGGCCGGCGTCCGCCTTTCGCACGTCGAGATCGAGGCTTTGCCATGGGTCGTCGCCCAAGTCGTGACCTGGCACGGCCCCGGAGGCTCACGGCTTCGCTTGCACGACATGAGCCACACCCTGCTGGTCAATCCTTCGCCACACCGTGAGCTGTTCAAGTACTCGATCGCAGAGATCGCCCAAGAGCACATCACGCTTTTCGGCATTGAGCAGCGCACCAATGAAGAAGGTGCGACCGCCGCTGTCGCACAGGAGTGGAGGCTGACGAGGGTGAACATTGGGACAGGCGGATGGCGAGCGGCGAACGAACGCGGCATCACCAACGAGTTGGCTAGCCTCGACGCGCTTCCTTGACTGGCCCCTAGTGGCGCCTACATCAGCCCCGAAGTTCGACCGCGCAGGGGAGCGCGGCCACAGGTTACGCAGAAGTCACGCGAGGCTGTCACCTGACACAGCCATCCGTGCCCGTTAGACAAGAATCTTGTTGTCATCGTCTAGCGTGATGACGATCTTTTCATCGACCAGTTGATAGAGCGGGTACGAATGCGGCTTCGCGAACTCCCAGTTGCCTTCGTTCAATCGACCATCCGGATACCGGAAAAAGAGCGACGCCAGGTCCTTGATCTCGGCCTCCTTCTCCTTGCGCACCTCGGCTGAGTCATCGGCCGACCATTCATTCACCACATCGGTAACATCTCTCAGGACTACGTGCATAGGACCTCCCATGAAAATTGGGATGGATCGTATCCGAATGTCTCCGTGGCGCCTGCTTCGTCCGCAGTCAGTGAGCGGCGGCCACGGCCTCGGCTTGAGCGAGAAGGTCCGTCTTCCGCGCGCTGTCCCGAGTGGTGCCCAGCCAGAACGCCACGGCCGCCGCGGCGAAGCCGGAGAGCTGGCCGACCATGTAGACCAGGATGTCCCGGTTCGCGATCGGAACCTCGCGCATGAACAGCGCGGCCATGGCGCCCACGAACGCGGTCACGAGGAACCAGGTCAGCAGCGCCGGCACGATGGAGTGCGCCAGCGTCTGCATCTTCCGCGCGTCGGCCCGGTCGCCGGCGGCGATGGCCTCCAGCGTCTCGACGTTCTTGTACCCCAGCGCCTGCATCTGGCTCGCGAACTGCTGGTCAGCCTGCTTCAGCGCGAGAAGCTGCTCGGGAGTGGCTCCGCTGATCGCCGCCTTCACCGCGTCGGTGGTCTTCTCGCTCACGCCGAGCGCGCCGGCCACGGCCTCCACGGCCAAGCCGCCCAGCGGGCCGCCGAGGGCCGTGCCGATCCACGGTGCCACGGTCTTCACGATCGCTTGCCAGTCCATGCTCACGCCACCCGATTGAGTTGCCAGCCGAACTCGAAGTCTTCCTGCGAAGGGTTCGCCTCGGCGAGTTCGATGTAGCGCACGCCCTGCTGGGAGTTGAGCATGCGCAGCAGCACCACCAGCGCATCGTTGCCGCGTCGAGCGATGAGGCCATCGAGGGCGAACAGGGTCATCTTGCCCAGCACGCCGTCGGCGGCGATGTCCGGGTAGTCCCGGCCGCGGCGATTGAGCACGTTGAGCGCACGCTGCAGGAACTTCGACGCGACGGCCGGGTTCATGTTCACGCCCGTATCCAGGAGTTCCTCGGCCAGCGCCGGCGAGCGTTTGGCCACCTGATCGAATCCTGGTGACGTCCAATACCGCTCGACGTAGATGGCTCGGGCCGTGTCGCGGGGCAGCTCGCTCATGGCGCCCCTGTAGCCGTAGGCGCGCGCCACCTGCTCGGTGATGCCCCAGCGGGTCGGGCCGCCCTTGTCACTCGGGTGGTCGGAGTAGCCGCCTTCGCGGCCGATCAGCGAATCGATGATGCGATCGATGTCCATGCTCATGCCTCGTCGAGGTCTGCGGGTTTCGTGATGCCGTGCCGCGCGGCCCAGCGCTTGAGCTTCAGGCCCCACTCGGTTTCCTCGCGCCACCACTTGCGCAGGAGGTAGGCGATCTGCAGGAGCACCAGCACGCCGGCCAGCACCGTCGTCCAGTTCACCGATGCCACCCACGCCAGCAGGCTGGCCGGGGTAGTCTTCGTCGCCAGCTCGAGGCCGATGTCTTTCAGTTCTTGTTTCATGGGGTAGGGGTAGCCAGGCGGGCCAGCGCGCGCGCGTCGTACGCGGCCTTCAGCGCCTGGAGTTCGTCGTAGCGCACGCTCCAGGCATGACCGGCGTCGCGCACCTTCTCGTTTCGGGCGGGGATGTCGACGACCTGGATGGGGGTGCCGTCCTCGTGGAGGAAGCCGGTGTCCCGGTAGATCGCCGGGTGCTTGATCCACTGCTCGTCCCACTCGTCGTAGCACAGCAGGCCGAACTCGAAAGCGTCGGTGCCGGCGGCGGCGAACACCTCATGCACCTGCTGGGCGATCACGCCGAAGTGCCAGCGGGCGGCGTCCTCGCCCTTCTCCGCGACGGAGTCCTTGAGCTTGAATCGCACCCACTCGATCTGCGGGTACACGTCGAGCACCGCGTCGGGGATGCGGCCGATCAGCGTCTTCGCGTCCCGGTCGGACGTCGTGATCGTGCCGGTGGCGGCGGCCACGAAGGTCCACCGGTTGGGAACCGTGCCGCAGCTGTATGCGTTGTCCGCAGACGGCTTGAACGTCCCACGATGCAACGTGTCGCCGCCGCTGGTCAGGGTGAGAGCGTTGACCGAGAGGCGGTGGTCGTACTTGGTCCATTGGCCCACGGACGGGAAGTCGTCGATGGCAGCCCAGTGGTTGACCCCGAGGGCGCTCTGGTAACGCGTCGCCGCGTTGGCGCCCTGCAACTGCAGGTCGACCTTCACCTCGACGGCCTGGGTCTTGACGTTCAGCAGGTTCTTGCCCGAGTAGGTGTACCCGCTCTGCACCGGCGCGTTGAAGACGGCGACGTAGTCCTGCGAGAAGCCGACGGTCGGGTTGTCGGTGTACGACACCGGCGTGCCCGTCGGGTTGAACACCACGCCACCGTCCGGCCCCCAGCGCTGCCGTGCGCGGAACCCGTTGTCGAACGAGCCACGGCCGAGCCACTCGCGGCCGGCATGCCACATGTACGGCTGTGCCATGGTGACCGCACCGGCGGTGATGGCGCCGACCCAGGCACACGTGGTGCCGCCCGACACCGTGACCTTGCGCTGATCCCCGTTCGAGAACACGAAGGTGTAGACGCCGTTCGTGATCGGCGCCGTCAGCGTCCCGGAGGTGGCCCCGCCCACCGACGCGGAGAAGGTCACGCTGACCGCGGTCGGGGAGTTGTAGCCCCAGTGCTCGAAGCTGGAGACGACAGGCGAATTCGTCGGGCCGTACCACGACACGACGCTGTTGTTGCGGTTCCCGTCGCTGGACAGGTTCTGCATGGTGAAGGCGGCACCCTCGCCCAGCGGCGTCGCGCGGCCGCGCAGCAGGAACTGCACGTCGGTGCCCTCGCCGTGCAACACGCCCCACCCCTGGTCGAGGTAGCGCTGGTCGTCGATGATGAGGTTCGTCGGAAGGCCGAGCGAGGAAAGGTCGATCACGGTGCTGACCGACTGGTTGATCCGGAGACGGCGCACACCCCCGGCCGAGACGGCGGCAGCCGCGGCCTTCTGGATGGCCAGGATGTCGGCGGTGTTGGACACGCCGTTGGCGCCGAAGTCCTCGGCAGTTCCGCCCAGCTCGCGGAGCTTCTCCTGCAGCGTCCGGGTCAGCGCGCCGACGCCGAACGCGATGTAGCCGATCAGCGATGCCCCGATGGACGACGCAAGCGCCAGGCCGAGTGCGATCGCGGAGTTCGCGGCTCCCGTCACCAACGTCACGGCACCGGTCAGGCTGTCGAACCCGAGGAACTTTCCCTTGCGTTGGTCCGCAGGGGGAAGCTCGGCGGCCTGCTCGGGATAGGGCAGACGGATGGCCCCGGACAGCCGAGAGAAGAACCCCTGCAGCGCCTGCCACAGCCGGTTGAAGTCGAGGTCGACCGTCTTCTCTCTGAGCGCTCCGTTGTACTGGTAGTCGATGCCGCGCTCAAGCGCGATCTCCCGCGACAGCAGCACATTGCTGCCGGCGGCCGGCGGCGTGTTGAACGTGACGTCGCCACCCCCCTGGTTGCCCACACCCGTCAGCACGAACTCCGACGTCGGCACCACCACGCCGTCGACGGTCACAACGAGGTCGCCCGCGCTCAGAAGCTGGTACTCGTACGGGAAGACGGAGGTCGACCCATCGACGTTCGGGTACTCGTTGTACGGGGTCTGTGGGACGACTGACGACATGGGGGGGCTCCGTGGCGAGCCCCGCGGGCTCAGTCTTCGAGCGCTGCCTCGTAGACGCCCGACGTTGGGCGCCAATCGTCCCCGCGGTCGGGGTCTACGTTCTCGCCCAATTGCCCGATCCGGGCTGGCTGGTCGGTGACCGCACCGGAGCCGGCGTCCAGCAGGTCGTCCGGCTGCTGCTTCACGGCGGGGTTCCAGTCCTTGGCCTGGTCCCAGAGCGGTCCGTTCAGGACGTCGAGGTGCGCCCACAGCATGTCGGAGTCGATCAGTGGGCTCAACGCCTCCAGGATCCGAACGTTCTTGTTCTCGGTGGCGTTCACCTCGGCCACGCCACACCGGACGCGGCGCTGCTTCAGCGCGGTCTTGAGCAACCCCGGTGCCAGTTGCCCGATGCCGTTCGTCTCGATCGTCACACGAGGCACCTTGAACTGAACGATGAGGTCGACCAACTGCACCACCTGGCCGCTGATGATCTTGTCGCCGCGGTCGTTTGTCTTCGCCACAGGCCCGGTCAGCTCCAGCACGCGGTGCCAGTAGTGCCGGCCCGCAGCGTCCTGCAGGTCCAGCACTGCCGCCGACACGTCGCTGTTCACCTTGCCTCCGGCCGGATCCCACCGGAGCGAGCAGCCGACGATCTGGGTGTTGCCCAGCCACATGGTCAGCCGGCGGTTCTGCATGAGGAAGCGCGGCTCGCAGTCGTACGCATTGATCCGCGACGGGTCGATTCGGATCTGGTGCACCGGCCGGCTGTGCAACTGGTACTGGCTGTCCCAGTAGTTCGCGGTCTTCGTCTTGCGGCGGCGCTTCTGCAGGTCGTCCCGAGTGAACCGCTCGGGCCACGCGCAGCCGGCGTAGAAGTCGAGCAGCCCACCTGGCGCCTTCTTGACCTTGACCGTCGCACCCTGACGCACGTAGTCCCGACCCTCAACCAGCAGACGCGAGCCTTTCCCGATTCCGAGGAACACGTACTCCGGCGCGAACGGCACGGTGTAGCTGGTGGCCCTCGCGTCGTCGATGCGGTGCTCACGCTCGAACAGCGGGATCGTGAGGCAGTCAGCGCCCAGGGCTTCCTGCTTGTCATACAGGGAGTCGTGGGTGTGCGGCGTGCCAACGAACAGCTGCCGGCCGCCGGGCACCAGAATGAAGGTCTGCTCGCCCAGGCGGTACTCGAGCTTCTCCCGCGCCTCCGGCGTCTGGATGTTGCGAGGGACCTCGACGTCGTCGTTCTGGCACTCGTCAGCCCGGGCGCTGGTGACGTTCGACAGGATGCCCTTGGCATACATGCTGCCGTTGCGGGGGTCCTCGTTCCCCACGACCCACCACTGTTCCACGCCCCCCTCACGAAAGAGGTTGCGCGTGAGCGGGTGAGCACGCAGGACGGCCTGCGTGTCCCGACTGGTCTTGTAAGCGGTGCCGTCGGCCTCCGACTGGTGGAGGATCCGGTACAGGGGGTCGTCGTAGAACCGCCATGCGTTGTAGACGGCCAGGATGGTCGACTTCGCGAAGCCGCGGAAGCACCGAAGCACGGCGAGGTCGCCGCGCTTCGGCATCCAGTCGATCACCACCCAGTGGACGTCAGGGACGGTCCACCGGCGGTGCTCCGCCCACATTGCATAGAAGGCGGGGAAACTGACCTTGGTCTTAGCGGGCATTGGCGGCCTTGGCCCGCCGCTCGTGGGCGAGGGCCACGACCTTGGCCGTGCGCCGCTCGATCTCCTGCAGCTGCCGATCCTCTTCCTCGTCGCGCTGGGCCTGGGTGCCGGGGTCGGAGCTCGCCCGCTCTTGCGCCGCTCGGCCGACGTCCAGCACCAGCCGCAGCACGTCGCCAGTGCCCTTGGCGTTCTTCTTCTGCCACACGCGGTTGCCGCGTTCCTTGTCGTCGAGTTCGGTCGGCAGCTTGCCGTAGCCGTCCCAGTACTGCGGGTCGGCCTCGACGATCAGCTCGTCGGCGATCGCCTCCGACAGGGCGTTCAGGCGTTCAATCTGGTCCGGTCGCATCACTGTCCTCCTGGAAGTCGATCTGGCACCGCTTCGCCCGGCTTCCACCAGTAGCCCTGCCCCCAGTCCTTGCGGGCCTTGTTCTGCACGCGCGCGAGGTAGCCGGGCGACAGGTTTTCCTGCAGGTTGTGCAGCAGCAGGTGATCGATGCCGGCCTTCGCGTACCAGAGGTTCACGTAGGGCAGGTGGCCCTTGGCGAACCGCAGGCCCTCGGCGCCGATGTGGGTGTCCTTGCCCGCGATAGCCTCGTCGATGTTCCCCTTCGTCAGCTCCCAGAGTTCGGCCGCCGACCCGAAGGTCGGACCGAAGGCGATGCGCCCCAGGGAGTCCAGCTGCCCACGGTCCTCGGTGGTGTCGCCGAGGATCATGTCGCCCAGGAAGCCAGCGCCACCACCCTGCGCGACGGCCCGGGCCCAGAACTTGGGAGTGGTCATGTCGACCGGGTCCTTCCCGTCCTTGAGTTGCTTGGCCTGGAACACCAGCGCCCCGAGCGCGGTGGTGGTCACCGCCATCGCCGTGGCGTAGGCCGCCCGGTTGGCCAGCACCGGAGCGCCGTCGAGGCCGCTGTTTCCGCCCAGCATGCGACGCCAGTGCCGCGAGATCATCGCGATGGGGAACGACTTGAACTGCATCGTTAGGCGGGCCAGCTCGCCGGGGATCGTGCCGGTCTGCATCCCACCCCAGGTCTGAATCGCCTTGGTCGCGAGGTCGGGGTTCATTACCGCGTACTCGCTCTCGTCCGTGATGAAGCCGAGGATCTTCGACACCACCTCGTTTTTGATGCGATCGCCCTCGGCGGCCTGCCGGCCGGCTACCTCCTGGTTCAGCCGGTCGACCACCGCTGTCCGGCGCTGCTGCCGCTCCTGCGAGCGCTGGATGTAGGTCCGCAGGTCGGCGAGCATCTCGTCCGCCTTGGCAGCCGCTGCCTTCGCATCCTGCGAGGTGGCGCGGTCGGCCGTGCGGTCGAGTTCGCCGATGCGGTTCTGCAGCTCGACCATGCGGCGGTCGAGGCGTCCCTTGGCCTCGCCGTACTTGCGGCCGATCTTCTCGGCGGCAGAGATCCCCGCCGCGGCGCTCGCGCGCACCTGGCCAACGCCATCCATGGCGGCACGGAACGCCGCCTGCTCTTCCGCCGGAATCGTCTTCAGCGCAACCTCGATGTCTCGCTCCAGAGCCGCGCGCTCGATCTGCGCGTCCTGGTCGGTCATCTTGATCAGTTGGCGCTCGGCGTTCGCCTCCGTGCCCCGGCCGGCCGACGCCTCGGCCTCGCGCATCTTCTGCTCGAGCCGCTGCCGGCGCTCGCCGAACTTCTGCCCGGCCTTCTCTGCAGCGGTGACCGCCTGTCGGTTCGCCGACCCCAGATCCGCCGCAGCTTCACGCAGCCCGGTGTTGAACGCCTGGACGTCGGCGGCGGTGAACAGCTTGTTGTAGTCGGCCTCGAGGTCAGCCTGCAGCTTCGCGGCCTCGCGCTGGGCGTCGAGCAGCGCCATGCGCTCCAGCAGCACCCCGGTGGTTTTCTGGCTGTCCGCCTGCCGCTTGCCGGCGCGCGCCTTCACGGCACGGTTCAGGGCATCGCGGGCCTGGTCGAACTTGTCGAGCCGGCCACGGATCCACGCCTGATCCTGATCGTTGCGGGCGGTGAGGTCAGCGGTCTGGGCGTCTACGTCGTCGCGGATCCGCTGCAGGTCAGCCGGCCGGGCCTTTGCGATGTCGGCGGCCATGATCGCCTCGGGTGTCAGGAACTGCCGGCCCTGAAAGTCGGTCAACTGGGCCGCGGCCACCACGTCCCAGTCCGCCTCGGTGATCCCCTTGCGGCCCAGGTGCGACCGGTCCCACTCGCTGAGTTCGCCCCACTTCTTCGTCGACAGCTTGGCCAGCCCCTGCATCATCGTCATGGAGAACCCACGGCGCATGGTGTCCGTCCACAGGTTCATCAGCGACAGCTTCATCGTGCCATTCGCCACCCGGCCCGACCAGTTGTTGGCGATGTTCTCGCCGGCCCACCGGTTGATGTCGCCCAGCATGGTCTCGGCGATCACGCCGTGCTGGGTCAGGAAGTCGCGGGTCTCGCTGTCGGTCTGCTTCGTGACGTTGCGGAAGAGGTCCCAGTAGCTGAGCTTGTTGTACCCGGTGGTGACCAGCATGGTGCTCAGGTCGGTGAGGCTGGAGACAACCGCGCCGGCGAGCTTGCCGAAGGTCTGCACGTTCCGGATGTCCTGGCCGATCTGGGCGAGCCGGGCACTCTCGGGCGAGCCGGTGACGCCGGACACGATGTCCCAGTAGGCCTGGGGCTTGTTGCCGAACACGCGCTTGACCTTGAGGTCTTTCTCGGCCCGGGCGGCCAGATCGTTCTGAAGGCGGAACTGCGCGTTCGGGTTCGGGCCGTAGCGCTCGACGAGGCCGATGTCGCGGGCGAGTCCTCCGATGTGCGACAGCATCGCGTCGTACATGGAGCCCCGACCGTACTCGGACAGGTAAGTCTGGTACGACTCGCCGTCCTTGAAGTGGATCTTTCGGGCTTCGCTGCCCTTGTTGGCCTTGGCCCCGCTGCCGGTGAACTGGCCAGCCTCGGTCTTGTTCAAGCCGTCGGTGGCGATGGTCTGGTACGCGGCCCGCAGGAAGTCACCGAGCTCGCTGTCGTTCATCGCGGCGCCGTCGGCGCGCACGTACTGCTTGCGGTCGAGCAGCGGCATCGTCCGAGCCACCCACGAATCCACGCCGGCGGAGCGCACCCGGCCGGCATCGTGCGGCTGCGGGAGGTAGCCGTACGCCAGCTTGCCCACGTCACCGCCGGCGGCGTTGAAGCGCTGGCGCATGCCATCCGTGACCTTCAGCCACGCCTCGGCGCCGGCGCGGGCGATCTGGTTCCCGGTACCGCCCTTCCCGTTGGCGAAGATCTCCGTGACGAGGTCGCGCGTCATCTGCGGGTTGGTGGCGTCGAACAGGAACATCAGGGCCCGGCGGCCGATGCCGGTGCCCTGCATGGTGCCGGCAGCATCCACCAGGTCCATCAGCTGGGAAACGTTCTGGCGCTTCACGCCCTCGATGTAGAGCTGCGTGTTGTTAATGTCGGCCACCAGCGCGGCGCTCGGACCGCCCTCCGAAACCTTCAGGGCGTCGATGCGCGAGGCGGTCGACGCGGTGGCTAGCACCTGACGCTGGACGTTGGCGAGCTTGCGGGCGGCCTCGGCAGCGAGGTCCAACTGAGCCGCCTTCGCCGCCTGCAGCACCCGCTGATCCATCGGCAGGGCGCGCCAGGCATCCGGGTCCTGGCGGGCGATTCGGGTCATCGTCTGCTGGATTCGGTCGTCGATCCCCCTGATCTCGGCGGAACTGAGAACACGGCCGGCGGCCTGGTTTACCGCCCGGATACACTGAGGTTTCATCGCATGGTTACCTTCTTCAAGACCGTCCTGATCATTGGCTGCATGTTCCTGATCGTGCCCCTCGCTGTGTGGGGCGGGACCGGGAACATCCGGCACGCGTGGTACGCGCTGAAGCGCTACCTGCTGGTGATGGCCATCCTGGTGGTGCCCGTCTCGGTGCTCGCCGGGATCTCATTCCTGGTCAGCCTCCTGTAGACAGGAAGCACGCCGCGGCCGCCTCGATGAGCGGGGCCTCCTGCAGGTCGCGCGTGAGGTCGTTGCGCACCTGCTGCATCAAGTCGCCCAGGCGCACCGGCGCCTCCATGCCGTCGAGGTGCACCATCAGGTCAGGCCGCTCGGCCTCCAGGATGTTCACCGCCCGGTCCACTTCCGGGGCTTCGCTCACGAGGCGCGGCTGAGTGGTGGCACCAGCCTCCCCGCGCTGTGCAATCACCGTACTGGCATTCGCCGGCGCCACGGACTCAGCGGCGGCACGCGGCGCCGAACTCGATGCGTCGGCCACTGCCGCGTCCAGGGTCGACACGGGGGCAGCCTCTGCGGTGCGCATGGCCGGGATGACCTCGTCGAGTACTCGGGTCAGTCGCGCATCCAGATCGTCGGCGATCCGGGCCAGGGTGCCAGCGGGGGCCAGGTCAGAGACGGCCACGCGCTCGCCGGCGGCGAGCTGGTCGACGGCGCGGGACAGGGCTGCGTCATGTGCGGCCGCGCCCGCCAAGTCTTCGGGCGGCGTCGGCCGGGTGTTGTCGATGTTCTCGCGCAGCAGGTTCACGCGGGCGGCATCGACGGCATCAGCATCCGGCCGCGGCGCGCCGGTGTGCGGCTCGTTCACCGGCACCTCGCCGGGCAGCGCGGCCTCGCCCGCCTTCGCCCCGCGCGCGCCCCGCATGGCCAGGGCTCCGAAGCCCAGAGGCAGCAGGGTGGACAGCGTCAGGCCCACCGGGTCGAACGGGTCGTACTGGTTCGCGATGTCGGCGTAGTTCGCGTTCTTCAGGATCTCGCGGGTGGCGGCGTTCTGGCCGATGAAGGATGCCGGCCCGCCGGCCACCGCCAGCCCCACGGTCGACGCCCAGGTCTGACCGGCCACCGGCAGGGCCAGGCCCACCCCGGTGAAGCCCGCCGTGACCGCGCCGACCTTCGTGCGCGTCTCCCAGTCCACGCCCTTCTCGCGCAGGTCGTCGGCGGTGGACAGCCCTTCCTCTGCACCGACCACCGCGGCGCCCGCGAGCGGTCCGAGAACGGCGCCGGCACCGACGGCCTTCACACCCACCCGGAACAGGTTCGCCACCGCCTGCTCGGCGCCGTGGGCAGTCACCGGGTCGGGCATGTAGTCGCGGGACACGTTGCGCAGCGAGCGCCCCACCTCGCTGTTCAGGTCGGGGCCGCCCTGCTCGCGCAGCTTCCGGCGGGCTTCCTCGGTGTCGCGGGCCGCCTTGACCGGGTCGGGCAGCACCCAGTCCTCGGTGCCGAGCGAGCCGCTCACCTGCGCGGCCGCGCCGAAGACGTCGGCCGCCGAACCCGCCGCCTGCGAGATGCCGGCCGCCACGCCCTTCGGCGCCGCGGTCAGGAAGCCCCACACGCTGAACGCCGGAGCCTGCTTCACCGGCGGCCGGGGCCGCTGCGCCATGTCGAGCAGCACGGCGTCGGTCGAGGCCTGGAATGCATCGTCGATCGCCATCACTTCACCTCGATGATGAGCGGCCGACCAGCGGCGTTCGTGGCGATGCCGGCCCCCGTCTGAACCGCGTATCGCCCCTGTCCTGCGGAGATCAGCGAAGCGCTCGGCACCTGCTTCAGGAAGTCGGCGACGGGCATGGCGGTGCCGCTGACGTAGACGAGGCTGCCGGCCTGCTGCTCGTGAACCTTCTCCGCGTAGGCGGTCGCGGCCTCGGGCGTCTTGAACTTGCCGAGGTGGCGGCCGGTCTTCCGGTAGGCCTCGATCGCCTGCTGATCGGACATCACCTTGCCGTCGTCGCTCACGGTCGGGATCAGCACCTCGGCGCCGTCGAAGTTCGCGCTGATCGAGCGCACCGTGCTGATGGAGCCGTCGGCGTTCTTCACCGTGGGCCGCTTCGTGAGGTCGATGTTCCCCGGCTCGATCTGCCCCGCCGCGGCCTTCGGCAGCGCGGGCACACCGCCCACGATGCTGGCCGGCGTCAAGGTGTTCAGGCGCTTTGTGAAATCCGCAGGCTCCATGCCGCGCGGCAGCGGGATCTTCTTGCCGGCCTGGGTGGTGAGGCCACCCGTCACGAGGCGAACCGCGCGCGGCAGGTCGCTGCTTCCCTCGGATTCCAACCCGTAGGCGGCCAGCACGCCAGCCTCGATCATGGCTTCCCGCACCTCCTGGTTCGGATAGGCGTCGCCGATTTCCTTCGCGACCTGGGCCCGCGTGCCGCTCACGGCAGCGCCGTCCTTCTTCACCGCCTTGTCCCGGATGGCTTGGTCGCCGCGGAGTACGAGTTCGGAGGTGTAGCGGCCGGTCGTAGTGCGATCTCCGGCGAGGCCGAACGCCAGGCCGATGGCGTTGTTCTTCGGCGCCATCTGCTTGCCCAGCGCGGCGGCCTGCTGCGGGCCGATGGCCTCGGCCACCTGGGCGATGGCGCTGCTGCGCTGCTCGACGGGCAGCACGTTGATCATCCGGCCCACATCCTCGGCTTCCTGCTTCGTGAGCGGGGACACGGCCTGGCCGCCCAACTGGCTCGAGGCGAACGTCACCGCCTCTATGCGGCCGGCGATGGTGGACACCAGCCCGTTCACTGAGCGCGTGTCGATCTGCGGCACGGGCGGGCCGCCGTACTCCTGGGCACCGATCAGCGGGTCCTCGGCGAACGCCTTGCGCTTCGCGTCGCGGATGCCCTCCAGCTCGTTCACACGCTTCTCGGTGCGGGGGTCCGTGCCCTTCACGTTCAGCGTGGCCCGCGTCTGGTTGATCGCCGCGTCCATGGCGGACAGCGGCTGCATGCCGAAGGCCGACCGCTCGGGCGCCTGGCGCAGCAGGTCGGGCAGCGCGGCGGCGAACGGCGTGTTGGCGGTCTGGGCCGTCAGCTGGGTGACGTACTCCGGGCTCAGCGTCTTCCCGCTCGTGACCAGGCTGTTCGCCGCGTTGAAGGCGGACTCGGCCTTGCGCAGCGCCGCGTCCTGCGCCGCTCGTGCGCGTGCGGCTTCCGCCTCGGCCCGCTGGATGTTGGCGACCTTGAACCCCTCGATCTGGCCCATGAGGTGGACCTTCTTCTGCGGGTCCATCTTGTCGTCGGCGGACAGCTGCGCCTCCACCTGCCCGAGTGCCTTGTTGTCGCGGCGGGCACCGACGATCGCCTCGGAAGTGCGCGCGAACGAAGCGCCCTCTTCCCAGGCCTGCCGCGTCTTGCCGAGCTGCTCCACGCTGAGCCCGCTGTGCGGGCCGAACTGCTGCACCGCGCCGTCGACCATCGCGCGCGCGGCGGCCGGGTCCTTCATGTAGAGGCGTTGGGCCGTCTCGAAGGTGCTGTTCAGGCCGTCCCGCACCTCGGACTGGTTGCGGTCGTTCAGGGCCTTCGTGATGTCGCGGTCGAACCCGGGCGCGAGGCTGTCGAAGTCGTACTGGGCATCGGACGCGAAGTCGGCCGGCACGCCCTCCAGCGCCGTGGTGCGGATGTCGGTCATCCGCTGCTTCCACAGGTCGACCGCCTCGCCCTTCGGGATGGTGCCGGAGCGAATGCCATCGACGAACTCGTCTCGCGCCGCCTTCGCGCTCTCGCGGCCGCCGTTCACCAGCCGGGTGGCGTTCGCATGGTCGGCCGCGCGCTGCAGGCGGATCTGGTCCTGGCGGACCTGCTCATCTTCGGCGCGCAGCGTGCGCTGGGCGTCCATGGCGATGCCCTGCACCGTCTTCGCGAGGCCGGCAGTAGCGGCAGCCACCTCGTCGCGCTTGCGCCGGTCGGGCCACGAGGGCTGGGCGACGACCTGGCCGAACCCGTCAGCGGATGGAATGCGCGCCATGTCAGGCCTTTCCCTTCTTGCCCTTCCAGCCGACCTGGTAGCCGGTGGAGAGCAGGTCGCTCGCGCCGTTGATCGCCGCGGCGCGGGCGCCGTCGCCGATGCCGTACAGCTGCGACTCGGCGCGGCGGTTGCCGGTGAGCAGCGTCATCTGCTCATCCAGGGCGCCGGAGCGCTCGATGTCGCCGGTGTTGATCTCGGAGAACTCGTCCAGCGCCGTGCCGCTGGCGGCCGTGGCGGCGCGGGCCGCGGCGACCTGCTTCCGGCGCGCGCGCGAGATCTGTTCGGCCTGCGCCTTGTAGGCGTCCTTTTCCCGGGCCGCGTCCTGCTTCGCCTCGTCGTCCCGCTCGTTCGCGTTGTCGATGGCGACAGCGGTGCTGACGGCCGACGCGGCCAGCGACGCGTAACCCAGCGCCCCGATGCCTGCAAGAAGTCCCATGCCTATGCTCCCAACATGATGCCGAAGCGCTTGAGGCCCAGGGCCTCGTACAGCTTGGCGGTTTTCTCGGTCAGCTCGTCGCTGATGTCGGTGCTGATCCCGACCGTGGCGAGCTTCGCGCCCACCTCGCCCTTCCAGGCGATGAAGCGCTTGATGAGGCCTGCGGCGATGAACGAGCCGCGGTGTTCCGGGTCGACGTACAGGGCAAGCTCGCAGATCACCAGGTCGTCGCTGCACCAGTAGTCGGTGGCGAAGGCCAGCATCACGCCGACCACCTGCCCGTCGCGCTCGGCCACTCGAAGGAAGCCGAGCGGGCTGTCCAGCACGGCCAGCAGCGTCCGCTCGAGCTTTGCGCGCGAGAACGTGATCGGCGTGAAGTGGGGAGCCTCGGCGTGCATGCGCTCGCCCATGTCCAGCAGCGCCGGCAAGTCGGAGAGGTTGGCGGTTCGGTTCATCCTGCGTTGACCGATATGGTGCGGACAACCGAAAGCACGGTCCACTTCTGCCCCTGGTCCTGGACTAGTTCCAGGTCCACGCCATCGTCATCGTCCCAGCCAATCTCGGGCATCTCGAGCAGCCCGGTCACGGGATCCGGCGCTTGGTCCAACGTGTGATCCGTGTCGAAGGCCCGGAACGCCACCTCGGCGCCGTTGATCTTCATGCCGACCGAATCGTGCACCCGAACCTGCACGCGGTTCACGCTCTTGGCCTGGCCGGTGCTGGTTCCGGTACCGGTGCCCAACTCCGGCGGCGGCAGCACAATGCGCGCGGTGTACGGCAGCCCAGCCACCACGGTGACCGCTGGGTCGTCGAGCGTGATCACGCCGGCGCCGCTGACAGTCTTCGTTCCCAGGTAGATGGCGTCGCCCATCACCGAGACCTCGCGGCCGGCCAGGGCGTCGAAGCCGGTCGCGTTGGTGGTCGGAATGCCGAAGGTGCGTTCCACACGGCCGTCGTAGAACCCGAAGAGCGACCCGGTGCCCACCTTCCAGTTCAGCCGCTCGATGCGGCGCGTCGGCGTGCCGTTGATCGTCCGCAGCACCACCGCGTCGGTCACGTCCGCATCGGCCGTCGGGATCGTCGACAGCGACTCCACCACCCCATCCGTGCTGCCGCCGGCCCACGCCAGCGTGTTCTGCTCGCGGTTGTAGGTGAAGGCCAGCAGCTTCCCGCTGTTCGTGCACACCCACACCACCGAGTTCGGCCGGCGCTCGTAACTGATCTCGCGGATGCCGTCGGCGATGAGGTGCTCGGAGAAGACCGACACATCCGTGCTGTCGTAACCGTCGACCTGCTGCGGGAACAGCACCCGCACCGCGCGGCCGCCGCGCTCCACGAACACAATCTCTTTGCCGACCGTCATCGGCCGGATCGGCGCGCAGCCCCACTCGCTCTGCGCGTTGATCTGTATGTTCGTCTGGGTGATGGGCTTCTCGATGCCGCCCTTGCCTTCCAGCTCGGCGCCGTACCCGAGCATCACCAGCGTGCCGGCGCCGCAGAGGTACGCGAGCGGGTTCACTTCGTCCGTGGCCGCCGCCGTCTTGTAGACGGCCGAGTCGTCGTCGGTTCCGGGGGTGAAGTCGAAGTAGAGCGCGGTGCGCGAGCCCCACATCGACTGCGGGTAGGTGGTCGTGTTCCCGAACCACAGCCGCTGCTGGTAGAACGCGCATGTCTTCGGGTAGCCGCGGGTGTCGGACCAGATCGGCCGCAGCACTACCCACGCGTCGGCGGGTGCCGCCACCACGCTGGTCAGCTCGCGGACGATCACCGCGTCCACCACCGTGGCCGACGTCACGCCGATGATGCGCACCAGGCCGCCGTTGAGCTCCACTAGGCTGCCCACGTCGTCGCGCCAGCCGTCCACGCCGAGTGTCACCGTGATGGCCGCGCCGACCGGATCCTTGCCGCTCGCTGTCGCCGTCGTCATCGGGGAGCCGAGCAGCGTCCACACCGGGCCGAGGTTGATCGAGGGGTAGCCGGTGAGGTCGAAGAACTCGGCCGTCACCGTAGCCGTTGCGCTGACGGCAGAGCCCACGGCCGTGATCAGCGCCGTGCCGCCGCCCCAGGTGATCTCCCGGTTCACGTCACTGGCGAGGAAGAAGTTCCCGCTGGCGGCGAGCGTGCGGCCGGCGCCCACGGCGCCGTTGTTGATCGTGATGTTCACCGCGGCCTGGTTGCCCACCTCGGCCACCGGCGCCGGCTTCAACGGCGCAAGGTCCAGCACCCACCGTGCATCGGCGAACCGGCGCAGGCGGCGCGGGAAGTGCGAGCCGTGGGCGATGATCATCGTGTCTTCGCCCTGGGTGAAGTCCAGCTCGAAGGCTTCCGCCGCGGTGTACGGCGACGCGATCTCGTACGGCACGTTCGGTGCCGTCTCCACGAGAGTGCCGTTGGCGCGCAGCACCCGAATGTAGTTCTGTCCCACCTCGAGCTGGTAGGCGTCGGTCCGGGAGTAGACGAACCGGACGAGTCGCGCTTGGCTGACGGCGAACTTCGTCGACGCGATCATCTGCAGCGGCGGCCGGATGGTGGCGCCGCCCTGCTTCAGCACCACCACGTTTTCGAGCTTCTTGGCGGACGAGTTGTACTTCTCGATGTCGGTGCGGCCGGCCAGCAGCGGGGAGAACTCGCCGCCGGTGAAGTTGGTGGTCGCGATCTCCAGCTTAGGCATAGCCGCCTCCGCGCACGGCCAGGAACGGCGAGTCGCCGTAAACCTCCGGCGGGTTCTCCTGCCCGTCGATGGCCTTGGCGGTCTTCAGGGCGTCGCGGTACAGGCCGTCCTTCAGCTGCGCGAGCGACGTGCTCTTTGTGATCGGGTAGGCGATGTCGGCCGCCATGCGCAGCACCATCAGGTCCGTGAGGCTCGCATCCCACATCCCCTCGGTGACTTCGGCCACGTACCGGAGCTGGAGGCTGGTCTGGTTCGCGAGGATGCGGTTCCCCTCGAAGGCGAAGTCGTCACTGCCGCAGGTGCCAACGTCCAGCAGGCGCAGCCAGTCGCCAGGCTTGGTGAACCAGTTCGACCAGCCATAGGCCGGCGCTCCTGCTGCGGCCGAGAGCTTCACGCGCTTCACTGCGCAGTTCCACACGTGCACGCGCAGCAGGCTGCGCTTGGCAATCGGGTACAGGTTCGCGCAGATCATCGACGCCCGGGTCCCCTCGGACAACGAGGCGATCGGGGCATTGCCCACGAGGATCAGCGCTCGGGAACAGATCTCGACGTCGGTTGCCATCTCACCTCTCCAAGAAAAAAGGCGGAGCCAACCGGCCCCGCCCTTCGTTCACCGCAGGCCCGGGGTCAGGCCGGGATGTACGGGATTTCCGCCCGGATCGTCTGGTTCGCCGGGATCGCGGCGCCAGCCACCGTGCCGTAGATCTCGACGTCCTGCGTCAGCACGTAGCGCTGGCCGCCGGTGAGCTTCGTGCCGGTGTTGACCTGCGCCGTCGCGGCCGCAGCGACGGACGTCGCGGCCATCAGTGCGGTGGCGTCGATGACGGCACCGGTGGCGGCATCACGGATGCCGAGCGCCAGCGTGCTGGAAGCGGTACCAGCGCCGGTGCTCAGCGTCACCGGGCACAGCAGGCGATCGCCCTTCTTGAGGACGAGACCGAACGCGATCGTGTCGCCGATGCCGGCGCCAGCGTGGACGGCCGGCATCTCGCACACCGCAGTGAACGAGCGGGCCTGCGAGTCGAACATCACCTTGCGACCAGCTGCGATCTCCGCGGCGGCGCGACCATTGACTTCAGCCATGATTCATTGCTCCTGAATGTGTGGGTCAGTTGAAGGCGATCTCGACGACCTTCTTCTCGTCCTGGCGGCCGGCGCCGTACGAGGCGCCCATCGACACCTGCCAGGCGTCCTTTTTGTCGCCGCGCTGCGAGACCTTGCCTTCCTCGTAGCCCTTGCCGAAGTGGATGCCGGACTTGGCGTAGGCGACCGTGTAGTACACGTTCGAGCCGTCCTTCGTGATGTTGTTGTACGGGATCCACTTGAAGCCCATCCAGTTGCCCGAGACGTCGCCGTCTTGGAGCATGCGCACGGCGATGAAGTCGGCGGACGTGAGCGTGGTGTCGCTCAGGATGTCCTCGAGCATCTCGTCGTTGTAGAGGATGTAGAGCTCCTCGCCCGCGTGCTTGTCGGCCTCGTTCCGGCGGAACAGCTTCCGGGTGGCGATCAGCTTCGCCTTGGTGAAGCCCGTGCCACCCACCGCGATCTTCTGGGCCGCCGGCAGCGGGATCGTGGTGCCGTCCTTGGTGGTGATCGTGGCGCGCGAGGCCTTGTAGATGATGTCGTCGATCCGGCGGTTCTTCCGGGACATCATGTTCTTCATGTAGGCGCCACCCGTCACCGGGTTCACCTTCATCTTCGGGATGTCGTTCCGGTCCAGCAGGGTCGCGTGGTAGAAGTCGGCCATCGGAACGAGACGCGCGGTCTGCGTTTCGAGCGACAGCTCGGTGTCGCCGTGGCGCACGGTGTTCGCGTTCAGCAGCGAACCGTCGTCGGCGAGGTTGTTGATGGTGAAGGACTCGCCTTCGATGGCACCGCGGTCCTCGACGGTGGCGGCGAGGCGCGATTCCTTCTGGCTGGCTTCGATGCGGATCGCGTTGTCCCACGCGGTCACGAACCAGTTGGGGATTTGGGACATTTCTGAACTCCGAGGGTGTTGAGGTTCAGCCTTGGGTCAGGTTGTCCTTGCGGGCCTGCGCTACGGGTCGGACGGCCGGCTTGTCACGCCGTCGACCTCGGGCATTCAGGTTGTCCGCTCGCCACTGCGGGCCTGTGAATGGCTCGCAGTGTCAAGTTGAGGGCGGATACGATCTCGCCCAAATCAGCCCGGGTTGGCGCGCTGCAGGGCGGTCATCACGCGCTTGCTCACCGCCGCGTGATCGGGGTGCTTCGCGTCGCGGTACGCATCGCTGGCCATCAGCCTCTCGACCGAATCGCCACCCGAGCCGCCGTCCGGGTTCTGGGGCGGGCGGTCCTCCTGCATCTGGGCCCCCATCCAGGCAGCGAACTGGAGGAACGCGGGGTCGCGACCGAAGCGGGAGTGCAGGTCCGCACGCAGGTGTTCCGGAGCTGCGCTGATCGCGGCGCCCGCGTTGTTCAGCTGCTGGTCAAACACGGCCTGGGACTGCCACACCTTGGACAGTTCCGCCCGCGCCTCGGCAGCCGAGACGTTGGCCGCAGCGTCGAGCATCTGGGGCACCAGGTCGACGTACTCGCCCATGATGAACTGGTACTGCTCGGCGGACAGGCCGGCCTTGTGGGCGCGCTCCCGAAAGCCCGCCGACAGTGCGTCGTCGAACTTCAGGTCACCCATCCCCTCGGGCGGAGTGAAGGTGTAATCGTCGGGCGTGGCCGGCGGCGTGGCGCCCTTCATGCGCTCGAGGTTGCCGTAGGACTCGCCGAGCTTCTGGCTCGAAGCGGCGAGGTCGAGCTTGCCGTCGGCGCCGTTGACGCGGAACTTCTCCGGTAGCCACGCGTGATCGACGGTGGTGCCATCAGCTGCAGGAGCCGGGGCCGGCGAAGCACCGAGCGGCGGCAGCAGGGATTCCTCGGCGGGAGCGGGCGCCGGACTCGGCGAAGGGCTCGCGGCGGGGGCCGGCGCGGGAGCGCCACCAGTGGTGGCCGTGGCGTCCACGGCGTTCATGAGCAGGAAATGGCGGAGACGCATGATCATGGTCCTTCTTCAGGCTCGGGCGGTTCGTCGGTCGCGCCGTGCGCCCGGTTGCATCGGCGCACGATGTATTCGATGACCTCGCGCTGATGGGTCTGCGTGAACACCTTCAGCATCGCGTCCTGCGAGAAGTCCTCGCGGGGTGGCTGACGCACGAAGCGTCGGCGCAGGTCTTCGAGGACCACCGCGCCGCGCTTGTCGACCTCGAAGATCGCGTGGTACAGCGAGTCGATGTGGGCGCGCTGACGAGCTGCCGCCGCTTCAATCTCTTCGTCGGTCGGTTCCATCAGCCGGCGGTCTGCTCGATGGTGGTCACCGTGAAGGTGCCGGCGACCGGGCAGAAGATCATGTGGCGCCCGATGCCGAGGTGAATCGGGGCCGGGTTGGTGCTGGCCTGGGTGATCAGCAGCCCCAGCGAGACCGCGAGGCGGATGGTGTAGAGCACGGTGCCGGTCGAGCACGTGAGGGCCGAGGCTCCCATTCGGACCTGCACCGTGCACTCGCTCGCGGCCAGCACGGTGGTTGAGTTCGTGCACGCGAAGCTCGGGTAGACGATCGCGGCCTTGGCAGTGTTCACCGCCTGGTACGACGTCGACATCGACAGCGTGCGCGCGGCAGGGTCGCCGAAGTCGAACGCCGCCGCGGTGGGCAGCGTGGCGAGGGAGCCATCACCCCGGATGTACTGCGCCGTGCTGCCCGTGGGCGCGGGGAACTTCGCGTCGAGCGACGCCTGCAGACCCGTGGTCTGGCTGATGGCAAGCGCCGGCAGTCGGGCGGTGGCGAGCGTGCCGCTCGTGATGTCGCTGGCCGCGTGCGTGTGCGGAGACGGCGGGAAGGTGCTGGGCACTCCCGACAGGTCACCCCACGCGCCCGAGAACAGGCTCGGCTTGTTCAGGATCTGGGCGGCGCCGCTGACAGCCGTCCAGTCACTGTTCACCTGCGCGGCCGCGGTGGCGCTCAGCGTGGCGCCGTCCCAGGACAAACCCGTACCGATCACGCCCGCCTTCGGCAGCGTGGTGATGCCGTCGTACATCAGCACGCCGCTTGTGTTCGGCGCCGGCGACAGCGGCGACACGCTGCGGATGAACGAGCCGACGCCCGAGGGCTGCACCTGGGTGATGAACAGGTCGTACGGCGCGGCGTGCGCCAGCGCGGAGGCCAGCAGGCCTACGGCGATCAGGATCAGCTTCTTCATAGTCACCTCACCAGGACGAGACAGCGACGCGCACCCAGGTGTTCGCGGCGACGCAGAAGTAGGCGTAGTTGGCGTCGAGCGCCATCTGGCCGCGCGTGCCTGGCGCCGTGGCGCTGGCAGGGACGGCTACCCAGATGGGCGCCACGGCGTCGAGGGCGACGACGTCGCCCGCTCCGGTCATGTTGTGGGTGATGGGCATGGTGGCTCCTATGCTGCGGAGGCCATGCGCTGAGCCATGGCGTCCTGTTCCGTGACCTGGGCCTGCATCTGCATGGCCTGCTGCTGCTGAGCCTGGGCGGCGTCGGCCTTGGCCTTGCGCACCAGCGCGGTGGCGCGCTTGTCGCGCACCAGCTTCTGCGGCACGCCCAGCAGCAGGCCGCGCTCGCGCTCGCCCTCCTCCCAGTCGTACACGTCCAGCACCGATGGATCGACCTGCGCAGCCTGGACCAGAGACATCTCGTAGCGGTCCATGGCGTCCACGTCGCCGAGCTTCTGCGCACGAGCGAGCGGCGACAGGTACCGGATCGTGAAGTTCCGGTTCGACAGCGATTGCGGCGGCCGGCCCACCAGCGTGAAGCCGTTGCGAGCGTTGGCCCGCCACATCAGACCGAAGGCGCGCTCGATCAGCGCCTGCAGGAACTCGGACTGGAAGCGGCCGAACATCGGGCCGAGCATCTGGCGCAGCGCCTGGACGCGCACGCTCCACTCGTAGGCCGTGCGCACCTGGCCCTCGGCCGGCGGCAGCTGGTCGGCCAGGAGAATCTTCCGGATCGACGCGCGCAGGTCGTCGACGGTGAGCATGCCGGTCTGCACGTTGGCGCCCGTGATGAGCGGCTTCATGCTGTCGACGTCGTCGGCGACGATGATCCGGCGAGGGCCCAGCTTGATGGTGCGCGGGTTCAGCACGCCGTCGTCCTTGGCGATCATCGGCGGTGCGATGGCCGTCTCGGCGCCCATCAGCGTCCACTTCTTCGCTTCGTTCAGGGACATCACGTCGGGCAGCGCGTCCGACATCGGGCCGGTGGCGTACGCCGAACCCGGCAGGCGCATCCAGCGCGGCACCATGCACGGGAACTCGTGGAAGCCAGACTCGCGCAGCAGGTGGCCGCTCGACTCCTCGACGTGGCACGAACTGAACGGCATGTTCTTCGCCGTGCGGCTGTTCACGTCGTAGAGCTGCCGCGGCTCGATGGCGTGCACGATGCACACCTTCTCGTCGAACTGCTCGTTGTCGTACTTCTTCCGCGTGTCCTCGCTGCAGTTGTCGTACCCGAAGGTCAGCACGCACTGGCTGACCGAGTAGGAGTACTTGCGGAAGACCGTGTCGACCAGGCCGCCGCTGCGCGAGCTGGCGACACAGCACTCGCCCACGGGCCACGCCTCAAAGTAGAAGCCGCCCTCGGGCTTCTCGTCGAGGAACAGCACGAACCAGCCGGCCACGAACTCGTCGATCATGCCGTCGCAGGCCTCGGCGTCGAAGTTCGATGCGTGGATGTTCTCCCAGATGAACTTCGCAGCGTCCTCCAGCCAGCGCCGTTCCTCCTCGGACTCGTTGCCCACGTCCAGGCCGAACCACAGCGCGTTCGCCGGGACCATGGCGCCCATGAGGGTGGCCACGCCCGTCTTCACGCTGTCGGGCGCCGTGCTGTCGTAGATGCGCGCCTTCTGCTGTTGCGCCTCGGTGGCGGTCAGCATGTCCGACTCAAGCCCCGCGCCACGCGTCGGGTAGGTCATGCGGTAGCAGTTCGCCCACACGGGGACGTGCAGCTGCTTGGCCGCCATGAGTTCGGACCAGCGCTTCTTGATCCGCGTGGCGATGGCCGCGCGCGGGGTGGCGCCACGAACGGCGGGGGCGATGACCATCAGACCCCCAGCGTCGAGCGGCCCGAGCCGGCTGCTGCCGCCCCGCCGCCGGTGAGCAGGCTGTTCTCGCGCTGCGCCTTGCGCATGAACGCGATGCGGGCGTTGGCCTGGGTCTGCGCTTCAGCGGCTGCAGCGGCGCGCTCGGCCTCCGGGTCCACGAACGCCTTCGTCGGCTTCTTGATGCCGGCCATCTCCAGGTCCTTCTTGGCCTGGCCGACGTCAGCGGACGCACCGGGGGCGATGATGTCCTTGATCCCACCACGGCCCGGCAGGCGAGCCTTGATGAAGTCGCCGAGCGAGCCGCCCTTACTCAGGCCGCACATCGTCCGCTCCTCAGTGCTGGAGGTTGCTGCCGCGTGGGTCGCGCTGGCCCGGGAACTCGTGCGGCACTACCCATCCCTGTTTGGTCAGGACTTCTTTGGTGATGGTGGCCGGGTCGACCTCGGACTGGTCGGGCAGCTCCTGCTCGTTCGGGCCGGCCGAGGCGCGGGCGCGGGTGGCCAGGGCCTGGGCGACGCCGCGGGCAATGCCCTCGTCGATCATGCGCTGGATGTCGGGGGCGGTCAGACCGGCCGAGGCGGCGGGCGCGGGATCGGTCGCCGCGTCGATGACGCTGGATTCGGCGCCGGTGTCGGTGCCCGAGCCGGCGGGATCGTCTTCCAGCAGGCTGCGCTCGAGGGCTTCGGCCTCGTCCTTCATCTGCTGCAGCTGCTCGGCGGTGGGCTTGACCGGTTCGCGGACCTCGGTGGTGCCCGGGGTGCGGACGGCGAGGACGCGGTTGGCGGTGGGCTTGGACATGGAGAGAACTCCGTTGGTTGGGCTGTAGACGCGCGAGTGTCTAGTTGCCCCCTCGGTAGGTTCTCGCCCAAATTGCGGTCAGCGGCGCACCGGCGGCTCCCGCGGCACCTCGTACGACGGCTTGTCCATCGTCTCGCCCCACAGGTCGATTAGCGTGTTGCCGTCGTCGAAGCGGGGCTCAGCGCCCGGGCAGTCCTTGTAGTGCTTGACCCATCCGTGGGACAGGCCCAGCACCTCGGCGATGGCGCGCTGGGTGTAGCCGTTGCGCTCGAGATCCACGATCACGCGGAACCAGTCGACGCGGGCGGGCCGGCGGCGGGGTTTCAGCTTGCGGGGTTGGGCGGTGGTGGCGTTCATGACTGGGCGTCGCAGGTGCTGGAGGTGATGTCGTCGGGCTGGAGGCTGAGCGAGAACCACCGGACATCGGGCGTGTCCAGGGCGCTGTGGATCGCGGCCGCTGCGGCCTTGAGCCAACGACGCGCGCGCGCCCGGCGGAGCTGGCGCGCGGTGATCTGGCTACGGCGGGCGCGAGGCTTCATGCCATCGTCCCGCAGTAGCTACACACGGGCTCGTGCGGAGCGCCACAGTTCACGCAGTTGCGTGGTGGCGGCAAGGCACGTGGTAGCGGCTTGAGCGCGTCCATCGAATCGCAGACCACGATCTTGCGTGGTCCGACGTCGATGGCGCGGACACCGTACAGCTTCGACGGGTCGACCATGAAAGAGGGACCACAGCCCATCACGCAGGCCCCTTGAACCGCCACGCCCAGGCGATGACGGCCTGCATCGGGCGCAGGAGAAGCGGCGGGTACGGCGCAGTGCCCGCTAGGCGCGGGAACTTGGTCCAGTCGTGGAAGTTGCGTGGGTTCATGGCGTTCTGGACGGTGGGCGGGCGGCAAAACGCGCGCGCGGGCGCGAGGGAGCGGGGTTGCACGTGGCTCACCAGCGGTCTCCGTAGATCTCGCGCCCATAGGCATCGAACGCGTCGCGCTCGTCTTGCTGCTCTTGGCACAAGGCGCTGAAGGCTCGGTCACACTAGGGCTTGGGGCACACGGCAGCTGACACGCCATGCCACCAGTGGAGTCCGTTCTCTGCCTTGCACGTGACGCAGCGCCAGACGGGTTTGCCGTGCAGCGCGTTGATTTCGTCAGGGTTCATGCCGCCCCACGCGAAGACTCGATAGCCTTGCGGATCACGTCGTCCGCTGTGATCGGGGGACCGACCACACCCCGGCGGACCAGGACCGGCGTGAGCGACTTGACCACCTCGAGCAAGCTCTCGGTCGTGCCTACAGCGACCACTCGGAGGTCGCCGGGTTCATCGGCCAGACATGCCCTCCGGTTTTCGGTCAGCACGTCCGAGAGCTTTTCGATCTTCACCAGGTTGTCGCGCTGGCTCCAGACCAACGCCATCATGTCGAAGTTGGTTGCCTTGGCCGTGCCGTTCATGATCATGAGGTTCGTCCTTACTCGTCCCCATGGGGGAAGTTGAAGAAGTTGAGGGTTTGAGCGTTTGGGCTCGGGATGTACTGCTGCGACTCCTTGTGGAACCACAACTGGATGCGGTTCTCCCACTCGCCGTTGCGCTGCTTCTCGCAGATCACGAGGGCATCGGGCTCGGTCTCCGAAACCATCTTCCCGGCGGCGAGGTTGCGCTCCTTGGGCTTGTTGCGCCACACGAGCAGGAGGTTGTCGACTTGGTCGACGATGGAGCCGGAGCCCTTCACGTCCATCTTGTCGGGGGTCTCGCTCTCCTCTCGCAGCTTCTTGAGGTGATGCACCAGGTGGATGTGCATCCCGGTGTCCTTGGCGATGGCGGTCAGCTCGTCGACGAAGCGCTTCTGGCCGTTGTAGTCGTCCTCGTCGGCCACGCACTTCATCAGACTGTCGATGAAGAACTGCTGGATGCCGAGCTCGTTGGCGCAGTACCTGAGGACGGCCAGGAGCCTGTCGGTCTTCACGGTGCCCTGCTGGTCGTACAGCCACATGTACCGGCCGGACCAGTCGCGGAACTGCTCGTACAGGTCGCGAGCCCCGGCCATCACGGCCTCGTCCGCCAGCTCCTCCGCCGTCGGCGCAGTCTGGCCGGTCCACTGGCGCATCATTCGCTCGAGCGTCCGGTGCGGCTTCATCTCGAAGCTGGCGATGCAGACACGCTGCTCCTGAGCGCACAGGCTCAAGGCGGTCATGCCGGTCATCATCGACTTGCCCTGCCCGTTCACGCCGGCCCACAGCGTCACTTCGCCCGGCCGGAACTGGAACAGTCGGTGGGTCTTGGCCCACGGCAGCAGCGAGTGCGGCGAGACCTTCACCACGCCGAGGTCGTCGATCATGTCCTGCACGAACACGTGGGCCGGCCGGACCTTCTGCTTCGGATCGGTCTCGGCCATGTACTTCGCGAAGTCCGCCGCGGTCATGTTCACTCGGTCCACGTCAGCACCCCCTTGGAGTCGGTGACTTCGACGACGACGGTCTCACCGTTGGCCAGCCGCCGATGCACGCTCGCGATCACCCGCGTTGCCCCCGCGTCGCTGCAGGCCTGGGCGAACGCCTTGGTCCGGCCACCGTTCTCCCCGGACACGCACACGGGCAGGCCGTGCACGCACCTCAGGTCGACTCCGGAGAGACGGTCTGAGTCCTCGACCAGCACGTGACCGACGTCGAGCAGATCAAGCGGGATGCGGGGCAAGTCGAGGTCGACGAACACCATCGACACCGCCGTGCCGCGCTTGCGGGCCGTCACCAGTTCCTCGGCGCCGCGCATCAGATCGCCCCCTCGAACAGCGACTTCGGCGGCGTGACCTGCCCGGCCACCCTCGGCGCCTTGTCCTGGGCCTTCGCGAGCCAGTTGCCCAGGAACCGGGCGTAGTTGCTCTTTCGATTCTTCGGGTTCGCCAGCAGCCACGCCGATGCCCGGGACAGCTCCACGTCGAGGATCAGGGCCGGGTAGGCGTCCCGCCATCGCAGCATCAGCACGTCCGGGACCGTGAAGTCGCCGGTCTCGGCGTCGAACGCGACAGCGGTCGAGGCAGAAGAAGCTTTAGCTTCTTTCTCTTCTCCTGAAGGAGAAGATGA